CTACTTCTACTAATGGCGACCTTACTACTACTGCACCAAGTGGAAATAATGATGTTGCAAGAGTAGTGGGATATGCAATAACAACAGATGAAATATATTTTAACCCAGATAATACTTGGGTTAAAGTAACAGCTTAATAACTATATTATGGCGTACAAAGATGAAACATTAATCTTTACTGAAAATGAAATATACTTTGGTGAAGCAGAGCATGATAGAGAAGAGGTAATGATGGATTGGGAAGATTCTATTATGGAAGCATCAGCAAACTATGTATGTGAGAATGGTGGTGATATTTTAGAAATAGGATTTGGAATGGGGATAAGTGCTAACTATATACAGGCCAATAATATTAACTCACACACTATAGTAGAAATACATCCTGATGTTCTAAACAAAGCTTATACGTGGGCTGAAGGAAAATCAAACGTAAATATTATGGCAGGAGATTGGTATACCGTTAAAGACAGCTTATCTACTTATGATGGAATATTTTATGATGCCTTTGGAGACACTAATCTTTCTCATCTTAAAGACGCTCTTGACAATTTAACTAAGAGTGGATGTAAAGTAACATGGTGGAATAACCTTAGTGAAGAAAATAACTCTTTAGGGATAAGTGAGGTTACTTATGAAAAAATAGCAATAAACCCTCCAGCCAATACTTATTTTAATCACGAATATTATTATTTACCTAAAAAAGAATATTAATGCCAACAGTTAACGCAGGAAAATACGGATATATTGTGGGTACTGTTGACGGTTCATGGACTACCGCCAGAACCTCTGGAAACACAGCTTATAATCAACCTCCTACAAATTTCTACCCTACACAAGTTAGAGTAACCACTGGTAGAGGGGGAACAAGCTATTGGGTAAGAAGATTTTTTGCAGCTTTTGATGTTTCCGCTTATGCAAGCGGATATACCATATCAGATTTAACTTTTAATTTTAGATCGGATGATGCGGGGGCTGGATCTGTAGGAGGAATCGTAGTAAAATCTACAGCTCAAGGAGATGCGGATACTGATTTATCTACCAGTGATTTTTATTCAGATGTAGATTTTAGTACATCTTATAGTAGTAATTTTAATTGGCCAGATTCAGATTCTGATATAGAGGTAGATTTAAACTCAACGGCTGTAACTCAGTTTAGCAATAGTTATTTAAGAATAGCTGTTGTAGAGTATGAGTATGACTATGAAAACACCACCCCTGGTGGTATTGCTTTTAATAATTATGGGTATATGAATGCTCAAGTTAGTCAAAGTGGATTCACGCCCTATATAAGTTTTACCGCTGTCGCAAGTGGATATGGTAATGATATTGTTGGAGTCTCTTCTTCTAATATTGGTGAAGTAATTAATGTAGCTTCAGCTAATATTGGCAAGGTTATAGGTGTGTGATATTAAAAAAAAAATAACTATCTTTGTGTTTATTAATTTAAAAAAAATCAAATGAAACTAAGTGAAGAGCAATTAAAGAACGTACAAGACCTACAGAATGAATTTTCTAATAACAAATTACATTTAGGAGATTTAGTTTATAAGCAATCTATATTGATTAAAAAAATTGATGAATTAAAAGATCAATTTGTAGTAATGGAAAAAGCATTAATTGACGAATTTGGACAAGATTCTGTTATAGATTTAAAAACAGGAGAAGTCAAAGCGAAAGAAGACAACGAACAACTTAAAAAAGCATAATGTCAAAAATAAGCAACAAAACCGCATACCCAGCTATCGCTCCAGTTTTAGAGGACTACTTTGTATTAACTGACTCAGACACTGAGTTAGCTACAAAAACATGTACTCTTACTGCTTTAAAGAATTTATTTGAAGCAGAGGCTAATGAGGTTACGGTGTCGGTTTCTGCTGCTAATTTAAAAACTTTATTAACCCCTTATACTTTAATAGCCGCTCCTGGAGCAGGAAAGGTCATTGAGGTGTTAAGTATTTTTGCTTATTTAGATGCAGGAGCTTCAGCTTTTGATTTTGGAAATAATGTAAAAATACAAACAGGAAACAATGTTTGGGCTACTTATATTAATACTTCTTTTATGAACTCTGTTGCTGATGTTATGCAACACGATTCAGTAGCATCCACCGCATGTACAGCTAACTCAGCTTTACAGCTATTAACTACAGTTGGAAATGCCACAGTAGGTGATGGAATACTTAAGGTAAATATTAGGTATAGAGTCTTGACGTTGTCTACATTTTAATTAAATGGACATAAGAAAAATCTCTGTCGGAGCAGACTATAAGTCTGGAGCGATGCATTATATAGTAGGGCAAGAAGTTTTGGGAGGCAACCATAAAATCCACCTTATTCAGCAAGACAAGCAATCATTTAAAATTTGGATTATAAAAGGAGAAGAAGTTTTGCTTTGGAAAGAGTTTAAGACAACAATGCCTGTTTCGTTAGAATATAATATAAATTTTTAATGCAATCTCCATATTCTTTTATTGTAACGCCTGTTAACAATAGGCGGTATGCAAATATAAAAAAAATAGGCAAAGTGGATTTTTTTACCAGCACCTCTGAAGAAGACCATACTGCTTCTAACCGATACGCTACTGTAGTATCATTACCAATTAATTATAAAGGAGAAATTAAAAAAGGAGATACTCTTTTAGTCCATCACAATGTGTTTAAGTTTTATAATGATATGTATGGTCGAAGAAAAAGTGGTAAAAGCTTTTTTAAAGATGATTTATTTTTTGTTGACTATGATCAGTTTTTTTTATATCAGCACAACAATGTTTGGAAGGCGCATGATAAATATTGCTTTGTCAAACCTATAAAGATAAAAGAAAAATTTTTAAATTCAGGAAGCACTGAAGAGCCTTTAATGGGTACGATAAAATATATAAATAATCAGCTATTAAAGCTGGGGTTAAAAGAGGGAGACGAAATAAGTTTTCAGCCTGAATCAGAATATGAGTTTAAGGTTGAAGGAGAAAAACTTTATAGAATGTTTACTAACAATATAACTTTAAATTTTGGACAATAAAAAACTTAAATTAGAAATTATAAAAGCAGGAGAATTAGCTGTGGTTCAGCTGATTAAAGTAGCTAAAGAGGATATTATTAAGTATGACAAAGATGATGAACTTGCGCCTGATAGATTAAAGAATGCAGCAGCTACGAAAAAATTAGCAATTTTTGATGCTTTTGAAATACTTAAAAGAATTAGAGAGGAAAAAGATATATTAGAAGGAGTAGAAGTAAAAACTAATAATACACCTAAAGGTTTTGCAGAATCCAGGTCTAAATAGAATTTATATTAAGAACAATCATTTAGTACCTAAGTCGGTTAGGGCTACTAAAAATCGTTCACACTCTTGGAGGCCAGGGTATAATGAAAAGTATGATATAGTTATAGTATCTAAAGACGGAACAATTGGTGATATTTATACAGTTAGCGGCTTAAACATAGCGCTTCCTTCTACCCCCAAACTTACCTCTACATTAAAAAAAGAAAATCAATATTGGAAACCCGAAGTGTTTCCTAAAGAATTAAAAAGAGTACAAACCATATTTCACTGGCACGAAGCACCTGGTTTGTTTAAATCCAAATGGGTGGATTATATTGAGTCCGAATTTGATAAGCGTGAACAAGGTCATTGGTTTTTAAATAATGGTATTCCTACCTATATTACAGGTACACATTATATGTACCTCCAGTGGACTAAAATCGATGTAGGTCATCCAGATTTTAGAGAGGCTAATAGAATTTTTTATTTATTCTGGGAAGCATGTAAGTTAGATAAAAGAAGTTTTGGTATGTGTTATTTAAAAATAAGGCGTTCAGGATTTTCTTTTATGAGTTCATGTGAAGGGGTAAATAAAGCCACTATATCTAAAGACTCAAGAGTAGGTATACTTTCTAAAACAGGAGCTGATGCTAAAAAAATGTTTACCGACAAGGTAGTTCCTATTTCTAACAATTATCCTTTCTTTTTTAAACCCATCCAAGATGGTATGGATAAACCTAAAACAGAGTTAGCCTACCGTGTTCCTGCTTCAAAAATTACTAAAAAAAATATGTATGATATGGGTGAGGAGGAGCTTGAAGGATTAGACACAACTATTGATTGGAAAAACACTTCTGATAACTCTTATGATGGAGAAAAACTACAATTACTAATACATGATGAGAGTGGTAAATGGGAAAGGCCTGAAAATATTTTAAACAATTGGAGGGTAACCAAAACATGCTTACGATTAGGGAGTAAAATTATAGGAAAATGTATGATGGGTTCTACTTCTAACGCTTTAGACAAGGGAGGTAATAATTTTAAAAAGCTTTTTGAAGATTCGGATTGCTCTAAAAGAAATCAGAATGGGCAAACCAAATCAGGCTTGTATAATTTATTTATACCTATGGAATGGAATTTTGAAGGATATATAGATAGATATGGTATGCCTGTCTTTAACTCCCCAGCTAAAAGTGTAAGAGGAATTGATGATGAGGATATATATGTAGGAGCTGTGGATTATTGGACTAATGAGGTTGATTCGTTAAGTCAAGATCCTGACGCATTAAATGAGTTTTACAGGC